GGTGGGAAAGACCTATTTACGAATAAATAGATCGGAAATCGTCGATCCTTTTAAGGAGAGAATCAATGTCGGGATGGTTACGCAAATCGCGTCGAAACTGTTCCTTGTATGTTGGGTAAAGCGGATCTGAAGGTTTCTTGTGGAGAAATCTAAAGAGCGTTTTCGCCCAATTTTCGGGTTGACCAGCCGGGCTATTATCCCATCTCGTAGAACAAAATGAGAAAATGCCGGGGGGCATAGTTTCGACTCCCTTGACAGTGAATCCAAAAGATTTGTACATCTCTAACAAACCAGTGGAATAACGCTCCAGCGCATCGTCCCCCATTTGACAACCTTCTGCAAATGAGTCTTCATCAATACCAAGTTCTAATTGAGCAAGGATTGATAGAATGTATCTCATATGAGAGTTGCCAGACGAAGTAAGATATGAACCAGAAGCTTGTATGCCAGGATGGTTTTGAGTGTACATCTCTCCACTGGGGAATTGGAAGACTTTGTATTTCAAACATTCAAAGCGGACTTCAGCTAGTTTTGCCCATGCTTGACAACCTTTGGTGAATGCCTTCCTATAAGCTAGGTCAGCATCCAACAGGTAATCAGTAACAGACCAATCCCAGCCAGATACATCCGTAGAACACAAAGTATATTCCTTTTCCAAACGTTGGAACCACGAGAAAAGAGATTCTAATCCCTCATCATGTAGTCCCATACCGGGTTTAAAAGGAATCTCTTCATGCATAGAGATTTCCGCTTTGTTTTGTTTTGAAAACAAGAGTCTTTCGACGAGATTGTCAACGAGAGAAACACCGGATATGATTCTCAATCTATTTTTATCAAGTTTCTCCCTCTTATGGGGTTCATCCTTAATAAATGTATAAATTGGATCACATAATCCAGCCTTTACCAAGTCGACGCCGGTTGAATGTTTTCCATTGTAAGTCATCATTGTTAAAAGTCTATCGAGTACTAACAGGATGATCGAGAGTCGATCTTCACACCAATCTCCCTTCTTATTACCGTAGTAATTAAGGGGGATACCGGGTGTCGAGTCGAAATCCGAATCGTCGATGCAATCGTCTATAGTTTTAACAATGTCGGGTAGAGTGTCCAGTAAGTAATTGCCGTTATTCAAAGAAGTAATAGATGTTTCCAGGTCTCCCCGAAACTCATCTATTGTTTTAGGACCAGAAGATCCAACAAAGCATTTGGGGAGGCCGAGGCCAGCACAGATGCGGGATGTTTCTTCTCCAGATGCATTCGGATAGCACCTCTTAATTCCTTTGCGGATTTCTTCGGTAGCTTTTCCAACGGCCCTATTAAGTTGATCACTTCTTGGACGGAAGCGAGTCTGCTTAAAGAGGGAACCGTGGTATCCCAATGAGCTCTGTAACCCTTGACGACTTCGCTTTGGCCAATCGAGGTGACTGGTTTCGGGGAAGGCGGCATGGAGGTCTTGGACGGGCCTGGCTTTGCTGCTCGAGAACGTGGTGTTTCCTTTTCCACAATAGGAGAGGAGACCCCCCGTTTCGGTGTCAATACAGCATTGCTCTTCTTTGGAGTAACAGTAATTTCCGAGTCTGATGAGTTCTCTAACGGTCCTGGGCTGCTCGGAACAGGACCTTCCTGAAAATCCACCTTCTCATTCGCATCAATGTTAGTATCAGCATTTTCAAAGGTAGGACCAGGATAATCCTCCGGGTAATCCATCATATCCGCCCAACTATCTTTAACCCTTTCATAAGGAGTAGGAGCAGGTTGGAGATTAAAACCGCGAGAGCCTCGTTTAACAACATAATGGTAATCTTCATAATAAAGATCATCCGCTATGTGGTTACCACGATAAAAGTCGTCATCTTCATCATAGAGAGGATCTTCTCTCCATTCGTCCGATTCGTACTCCTCATAAGACTCTTTGGTAACTACGGCAATCTTAGATTTCCTATACAAAAATGTTAGTACATCGTTAATTGCGGTAGCCTCATTAACCACAATATCATTTCTGATTCGAGATCCGGTGTGAACACCGACGACCTTACCCTCTCGATTGAATATTGGGCTTCCCGACCAACCGGGTTGTGTGGATGCAGTGTGTTCAAACTCAAAGATGGCTTTGCCCTTTAAAGCAGAGCCACGTGATGATAGCCAGGTGTGGGAATCGCTAGTACCTAAACAACGGACAGAACTCTTTGAACTAAATCTAGTCGAAGGCAGAGCTTTACAAACTTGTGATACTAAGAAGGTGTCTCTAAATAGTACAAAGTCGGTCTTAACTCCACGACCTATGACATCAGGGATATAGTCCATAGATCTGTTGCCGTATTTAAGAGTAACGGAACCATCACCAAAACTCTCATACACATGTCTCGCGGTAACGATAAAAACGTCATTACCGAAAGCCATCCGGAAACCACAACCAATAAACCGACCGTCGACGAAGAATGTAAAGACTCCCTTCGGGGCCGAAACACTCTCCATGTGAGATCCGTTAATCATAGCTTCCTTTCCAACTTGTGGTTTCACTAACAATGCCAAGTTAGTTTCAATGGCAATATTTCTCAAAATACCATCTATACTAACCTGCACGAAAGGTTCACCAGAAGCGCTGAACCGTAGACCACTGGATGGGATAAGAGTTTTGACGTCTTCTTCACAAACAGAGGTATACCACCACACGCACAGCCTACCAACGGCAATTCGTGGAGCGTAGCTAATTAAATACCAAATCCAACGGAGAGGATATTTAATATAGTGGAAGCACCAACGAATGCCAGACTTGATAGCATAACACAAAAGGTTGATCAACGGGAGCAAAACTCTAACACAAAGCGCAACCAAGAGTCCAAAAAAGACAACATGGGAGAGCTTGATGTTTTCATCAGCCCACGCTAATTTCTCATTTGCGTATTCAAAGATGAG